AAGCTGCCTTCCTCCCTCGGGACGCGCTGAAGGAAGGCAGCTTCTCGAAGTCCTTCCGCAAGCAGCCGACGCCGATCCTGACCTTGAACAACGGATCGATGGTGGTCTTCAAAACCTACGACCAGGACCTCGATGCGTGGGCGTCTGCCGAGGTTCATCGCATCCACTGGGACGAGGAGCCGAACACCCCCAATTCAAGGGAGCTCCGCTCTGAGGCGAGAGCCCGTCTGATCTCCACCAACGGTGACGAGATCATCGGCATGACGCCCCTGATCGGCTTCTCCTGGGTCTACGACGACGTTCTGATGCAGAAGGACGTTGACCCCGACATCTCCGTCTTCCACATGCGGATGGAGGACAACCCTTGGAACACCCCGGAGGCGATAGCCAAGTATGCGCAAGGGTTGACCGAGGAGGAGAAACGGATGCGCCTCAACGGCGAATTCGTCTCCTTGGGTGGCCTGTTCTTCGAAGAGTTCCGCGACGATCTTCATGTGGTCGAGCCTCCGACGAAAGAGCATGTCTCCTCGCAGGAAGTCGTCATCACGATCGACCCCGGCAGACAGCGGAGCGGGGTGACGTGGAAGGCCTTCGACAAGGACAACGCCGCTCTCGTCTTCGATGAGTTCTTCCCGAAGAACGTGGAAGTCGTGCAGGTCGCCGACGAGATCAAGCGACGCAACAAGGTGTGGGGGATCAAGGACCCGACCTATGTTCTCGATCCCTCTGCCCGCAACAAATCCCCGATCGACGGCGATGACGTAGAGGCCGCCTATTCGCGCGAGGAGATCTATACCCAGCGGGGTCAGAACTCCAGGGCCGCCGGGATCATGGAGTTGAAGCGCCGTCTGCAAGCCAAACCGGAACCGATGATCTTCTTCTCCTCGGATTGCCCGCAGACGATCCAGCAGTTCAGGCGTTACGCCCGCGATCCGAAATCGCATGACGAATGGGCCGCGCTCCCACAGACCGAGCGCATCCGCTTCGACCTCGTCGACACGGTCCGCTACGGCGTGATGAGCCGCACCTGGTACGGCCCCGACGACCCGGCACCAGAACGAACCGCCTTCCAACCCAACTTCCAACTTCCCTACGAGCCCGTTCCGGCCGGTTCAGCGCCGCCGTTCGGGGATTGGAGCTAGCCATGAAACCCGAGATCGTCACCGAGGCGCCGATGCCCCCGGGCCAGTGCCTCTTCTCCGCAGACCAGGAAGGTCCGTGGATCGACACCGGGGTACTCGCGCCGTGGATCAAGCCCTACGGCTACATCTCCGCTTCCTACGTCGAATCGCTCGCCCGCGACCTCCTCGGGATGGTCGCGCAGGCCGACGTGGACGCGCAGGTAGGACCCGTCCTCTCGCGCCTGGCGGAGATGGAGGAGGAGATAGAGCGACTCAAAGCCTTCAGCGACGCTGATCAGAAAGCAAAAGCACTACTCCAAGGAGCAGGAATCCGATGACCGAGACCGGCACTTTCTCGCTGAACAAAGGCGACACCCAGAGCTTCGAGCGGCAGATCGCGAGCGTCACGTGCTCGACCGGCTCCCTCATCGTCAACGACGGCAAGGAGACCAAGGAGATCACCGACGGTGAGACCTTCGACACGAACGGCTCTCCGACCGTCTCGATCTTCGCGGTCGACCACGCCAACTACGCGGTGGCTTTCGCCGACTTCGCCCTCGTCGCTCCCGGCCCTGTCGTCGAGGAGGCTGTACGAGGCGATGGTCCCGGCAACGTCGACACCGGCTCCTATGAGTCGCGGACGCTCAAAGAGCTTCGTAAGCTCGCCCGTGATCGCAGGATCTCCGGCTACTCGGATCTCGACAAGGACGCGCTGATCGAGAAGTTGCGTGACTGATGGCCTATAGCAACCCGGCCACCCGATCGGACACGGCGAAGAACTCGAAAGGGAAAGTCACCGCTGAAACGGCTTCGAAAACCCTGATCGCAGCCAACGGCGACCGCGTCACCGCCTACATCACGAACAACGGGTCGAAAGATGTCTGGATCGCGCTCGGGACGACTGCCGTGGCCGAAGAAGGCTTGCGGCTGGTCAAAGAAGGCCCTCCGTTCCGGTTGGAGGGCTACTCCGGAGTGGTCTCGGTCATCACCAAAGAAGGCGAATCCGTCACCACGTTCGTCGAGGTCTAGGTGATCTACCTCGCCATCGCCGCCGCCCTGCTCGTCGCCTTCGCCTTCTACGTCGAGCGGGCCAAGGACCAGGCGATCGACAAGCTCCTCAAAGACCAGGCGGTTGAGCGGGGCGGATGGAACCTTGAGCGCACCAACCTGATCCATGCCGAGGCCGCAGCCCAGATGAGTTGGGATGCCGAACGCAACGAACTCATCACCGCCAACGACGACGAGCGGAAGGCCTGGGCAACCGAGCGTCGGGACCTGAACAACCGCATCCAGGTTCCGCAGGCCGCCCCCTTCATGGACCCCGGCCGCGAGCAGAAGCCCCAGCACGTCCCCTTCGACGACGACGAGATGTTCGCCGAGAACCAGAGAGAGGCGCTTGAGCAATGGCCCTGACCGCGCCTGAGCAGACCCCGACGTACAAGAAAGTAGGCATCCCGCAAGACCTCAAGGAACGCATGGGGCGCGGCAAATCGGCGATGAGACGCGGCGCCCCGAAGCGCAACGAGTGCCTCGCCCATGCCCGCGGCGAACAGTACAAATACGTCAACTCAGAGAACCAGCTCACGTCGCAGTCGGTCAACACGATCGGCAGCCGTGAGACCGCCGGGAAGCCACGCCATCGGGTGCGGCAGACCCGCAACTTCATCTTCGACATCGTCGAGTCCGAGATCGCAGCGACCTCCCAGCGGATGCCCGGCTACGAAGTCTCCCCGTCAGGCACCGAGCCTCGTCGTATCTCCGCAGCGAGGATGTCCCGCAGGGTAGCGCTCTACGGCTACGACAAATGGGGTGTGAGGCGGGCGAGAGAGCGCGTCATCCGCTTTGCGGTGGTGGCAGATGAAGGCTTTGCATGGCCCTACTTCGACAACTCGATCGGCCCCTACATCTCCGATCAGGACGAAGAGGGCAAGCCTTACACGATCGGGCAGGGAGACATCTGCGCCCGCGTCTTCGGCCCCAATGAAGTCTATTGGGAGGCGGGTCTCAAGTTCGAGGATTCGCCGTGGCATGCCATCGAACAGGCCCGCGACCTCCAGAGCACCTACGAGACCGAAGGCTACGTCGGCGGCAAACTCGATCCTGACGGCCAGCAGGCCGAGACGGAGACAGCGAACCGTTCGCAGGACAAACTTGTCCTCGTGACCGAGTACCTCGAGCGTCCGTCGAAAGCCAAGCCGCACGGATGTTGGATCACGATGGCGAACGACCGCGTCATCGTCGAGGAGCGCCCCTACCCATGCGAGGATCAGGAAGGCAACATCCTTGATGAGCCCGTCCTTCACAAGCTCACCTACGCGATGGACCCCGAAAACGACCGGGACTCGGGCCTGGTCCGTCACCTGCTCGACGCCCAGCGCACGGTCAACCACTGCAACAACAAGATCAGCGAGTGGATCAACCTCGCACTCAACCCGCAGTTGATCGTCCAGAACGGCCAGTTGAAACAGAAACTGACCGACGAACCGGGGGCTGTCTACAACGCGGTCGGCTCCGGCGAACTGAAGTGGCGCGAAGTTCCCGCAATCCCGAGCCAACTCTTCCAGCAGAAGTCCGAAGCCGTCGCCGACATGGGGCGGATAGCCGGTCAGTTCGACACGACCGGGATCGAATCCGGCAAGGGACTACAGGCGGTCGCCGAACAGGAAACCTCCCGTCGCGCCAACTTCCTCTACAACCTCTCCGAATTCGACTCGCGCTTCATGCGCCACTGCCTCTACCTGGTCCAGAAGCACTACACGGAGCCGAGGCTTCTGAAGGTGAGAGGCGAGGCCGGGACCGAACCGATCAAGGACTTCCTCGGATCGGAACTGCTCGGCGAGGTCGATATACGTGTCGATCCTGCGTCTCTGGAAACTCGAACCCAGGCCGCAGTCGAAGCCAAGATATTCGCCTTCGCCGAACGAGGTTGGATAGCCCCCCACGCGGCGATGGCGGCGATCAACAACGGCACCGCCGAAACCTTGGTCGAAGGCTACGAACGAGACGTTGCCAGGGCCAACCTGATCATCCAGAAAGTCAGGGAAGGTCCTGAAGTCCTCTTCTCGACCCCGGCGAGGCGCCCCTTCTTCGGTGAGGAACCGGGCTTCGAAGAACAGCCGAATCCCGAAACCGGCGAAGTCGAACAGGTCGAACGCGAATTCATCCCCGGTTGGATGCCGCGGCCCTTCGACGACACGAAGGTCCAGAAAGATGTTCTCTCGGACTGGATGAAATCGCCGGACTACGACGAGTTGGACCCCCCTTCGCAGGAGGCACTCAACGCCTACTTCGATGCCATCTTGCAGCTTGAAGCGAAGAAGAACGCCGAAGCGGCTCAGGCCCAGGCAGAAACGGCCGAATCGCTAGGGATGAGCAACGCAGCGAAACCGCAAGGTGCGCCGCCGCCGCTCCCCGATCAGGCGCCCATCGCTCCCCCAGCTTAGGTCACACCTGACCTATACGGGACACCCGCGCAAGCGGCCCCGCCATCACACCGGATACGCCCTAGCGGCCCCGGCCACATAAGGAGTACATCAATGCCCCCTGAGGCAGAACAGGCCCCTGAGGTTCAGGACACGCCGATCAACGCAGACGCGGCCTCCGAGACGGAGATACCCGCACCCGAGTCCACGGACTCAAAACCCGCAGTCGACTACCAGAAACGCTACGACGACCTGGTCCCTGTCTACACGCAGGGTCAGCAACTCATCGCAGCGGCCCGAGGCGAACATGGCCCCGAGGCGCAGATGCAGGCTCTTCAACAGTTGGGCGTAGAGGTCCAGCAGGAAGAAGAAGCCGAGGAAGGCGATCCGTTCGAGGACCCCTACGACAAACGTCTCGGGAACGTCGAACAGCGGCTCGCCGCCAAAGAACAGGCCGAGCAAGAGGCCGAAGCCACGGCGACCGAGCAGCGATTGGTGAAAGACGCCCTCAAAGGATTCGAGAAAGAGGACACCGTCACCCTCTCCGATCGCGACAAGAAGATCATCGAGAGCAACGCTCTCATCAACCGCTGGCAGTTCCAGTCGGTGGATGATCTGAACGCAGCCCTCAAGGGTGCCTTCGACGACCTGATGGCCGTCAAAGGCGAAGCCCGCGACGGCTACATCGCCTCCAAGAAAGCGCCCAAGGCACCTGTCGGATCTGCGGGAGAAGCCAAAATCGACTTCTCCAAGATGTCGCGTGACGAAATCAACCAGTGGATGGCTGAAGACGTAGAAGCGCGGCAGGCGGAGTAGTCCTGAACCAATCAGGAGGCCCCCGTGGCCAGCACGCTAGAAACCGTAGGACCGACGCTGAAGCGCCGGTACGCACCCGAAAACGTGGTCGAGCAGCTTTTCCAGGAAACCCCGTTCCTGGCGAAAGTCAAAAAGACCAGCAAGTACACCGTCGGCGAAGAAGCCCGCACCGTCATCCATGACGGCCGCAACGGTGGTTACACCACGCTGCCGGAAGGCGGCGGAACGCTGAACGAAGCCGGACAGCAGGGCTACAAAAAGGCCGGATGGAAGTACAAGAACCATCACATCCAGGTCGGTATCCAGGGCGAGGCCCTCGACGGCACGGCTGATAACGCCAACGCCCTCGTCTCGGCCTTCACCGAGGAGATCGACGGTTCGATCACCGACATGAATCGCCAACTCACCCGGCAGCTCTACATGGACGGCTCGGCTCTGATCGCCCAGTGTCGCGCCTCGTCAGGCAACGAAGTGGATCTCAACACCACTTCGGGCGCAATCGCGATCGAACGCGGCTGGCTCTTCGAGAACCAGCCGGTGATCGTCGGTACCAAAACCGAAGAGCACGTGATCGTCAACGAAAAAAAGATCGTCTCCATCAACGAAGCGGAAAACTCCTTCAGCGTCGGAGAAAACATCACCGGAGAGGGTACGACCCACTTCGTCTCACAGGCCAAGTCCCGCGTCGGCGAAGCCAGCCGCGAGATGAACGGCCTACGGAACATCGTGGGGACCGCCGATTTGGGTGGCCTTTCTAGCTCGACCTCCCGCTTCTGGAAGTCGACGGTCGACACGACCACGTCGCTGACGATCGCCGCCCTCCTCAACGCAGAGCGGAAAATCAAGCAGGTGCGTGGCAAAGCGCCCACGTTCTTCCTGACCAGCCTGAAGCAGGAGCAGCGGTTCTATGAACTGCTCCAGCAGCAGGTCCATTTCTCCTCGGACTCGGCCATCTCGGCCGGTGCGGTCGATACCCCCACCTGGCACGGGATGGAAATCTTCGGCGATCCGGATTGTCCGGACGAAGATCTCTACCTCGGTCACTGGGAACACTTCTTCATGGTCGCCATGAACGAAGGCTATTGGCAGAACAAGCACACCGGAGGCAACATCCTGGAGTGGAGCCAGAACACCGATGCATACGTCGGGAAGTACACCTACAGGGCAAATCTGGCGGCAGACCGCCGGAACGACCTCTACAGGTTCTCCAGCCTGAAATAGAGCGATAGGCAATGGGGGAGGGCTTCGGCTCTCCCCCACGTCTGAAAGGACACCAATGAGTCTCACGGTTGAAAACGCATTGACGGTGCCTTATCGCATCGTCGGGAACGAGAAGAAGACGGTCAAGCGGGTGACCTTCGACAGCTCCTATCCGTCCGAAGGCGAGCCGCTGACGGCCGCAGAACTCGGGCTGAACGTGGTCGAGTACACGAACTGCGTCCTCGTCAAAGGCAGCGAAAGCGCGACCCTGCGCCCGACCAACGCCGAATACGACAAGGTCGCCGCCAAGATCCGCCTGATCGACTCGGCCACCGGCAAAGAGATCGAATCGACCAAAGACATGTCCAAAGTCGTGGTCCAGGTCGAGGCGTACGGAACCTGATGGAAGATCGCTTCGGATTGGTCCCGCCCGAGATCAGGCGGATGCATGAGGCCGATGAATACGTGGACCGCACGAAGCGGAGGATCAGGGGCGTGGCGGAAGCGCTGCGCGCCCTGAAACCCTCCCTCGAGCTTGTCTACTGCAAGCCGAACGTAGCTCCGCAGGCCGTCCCTTACGACTGCACTCCCGGGTTCTGGCACGTCCGCGACAACGACGCCCTCCCGGTTCCCAAGCACTACCCGATCACCGGAAGCAAAGGCGAGTACAGGGAGCCTGACTCGGCAATCGTCTCCGAACTGGCCCAGCAGGACATGCGGCGTCCCGATGTGGCTGAGAAGGTCTTCGGCCGTAGTCGCCGTGAAGCAGAACGCCGTCGCAGGGCCGCGGACCTGAAGAAAGACCAGTGGCATGACGAAATGGTCTCCGACGTCAAGGCGGCCCAGAGGGTCCAGGGCCGCATCTACAGGGCCGACGGCGAGCTTGTCAAAAGGAAAGTCTCGTGAGCCGCGTCCCGATCTCTGAACTCGTCTTCAAAGGCACCAACCCGGTCAAGACGGCCTCGGGTCAGTCGGTCTTCGTCTACCTACGAGGAACCGAAACGCAGGCCACCATCTACACCTCGGAAACGGGAGAAGCGACGGTCGTCCAACCGCTGACGACGGACACTGCGGGATTGCCGACGAAGAACGGCAATCAGGTCTGGGTGGAAGCTGGCGAGTACGACCTGAAAATCGGGTCACAGAGCGCACCGCTGACCACTGGAGGACTGCCGGATTCGGTGGTAAGCGTAGGTGGCGAAGAAGAAGGGCAGAACCTCAAATGGGACGGCGCCAAATGGGTCGTGGCCAACTCCCTCCCGGCCGGTGAACTCTTCAGATGGACCGGGCAGGTCACCGGTCCCGGCGGCTTTGTCGACGTAGAAGTCAACAACGAATCCCCGACTGCGGGCTTCGCCATCCACCTGCACTCCGGTCCGAAAATGACCGGGATCACCAACGCCCTGATCGGCCTCGGACTCGGGGATGGGGGCGCGACCAACGCGACCGGCCTCCTGCTCTCCCAGAAGGCCGAATCGTCGGGCGACATGCTGAAGCTCTCCAACAAGGCGGGCACCACCGGCAAGCTCTTCCACCTCGAACACATCACCACCGGGGCCGGGAGCTTCGGTGCGGTCCTCGAATCCATCAACACGACCGGCGTCGCCACGCCGCTCCTGAAAGTCCACGCGAACGGCACCCCCGGCACCGGCCAGATCCTCCAGCAGTGGGGCACGTCGGCGGCCAAAGCGGGGTTCGGCTTCACCCTCGCCAAGTTCGTCGCCGACTCCACGCAGCTCTTCGCGTTCCAGGGCAAGACGCTGCTTCTCAACGGCGCAGAATTGCAGGTGCGAAAGGAAGACACGGCCGAGACGGCCGTCACCTTCAGCCGGTTCTTCGCCTCTCCGTCGAGCGCGTCCAACGACGCCGAATTCGGACTGCGGAAGTACTCGGGCGCGAGCGGGAAATTCTATGCGTCGCGGCAGATCACCGAAACGCAGACCGTCAAGTTCCAGCTCGGCAAAGCGGCGGCAGAACCTGGCTCGGAGGAATGGCTGACGGCGATGACGTTGGGCGTCGTGTCGAACGCCGCCGCCTTCGCCGTCTTCGGCCTCACGCCCGCCAAACAGCAGACGGCCGCAGCAGTGACGACCGGCTACACGGCTGGTACCAGCACGGCAGTCACGATCGACGGGAAATTCACCGGGGGCATCGGGGCAACCGCCTACACCCTCGGGGATGTGGTGGCGGCCCTCAAGACCTACGGCTGGATCAAAGAATGAGCCAGCGCAAAGCCAAACCGAAAGCGCCCGTGATCGAGAAGACGAGACGGCTGCGCCTCACGAAGGTGCTCGTCAAACCGATCTTGGAATGGGACGACGGCGAGGAGTTGACGCCGGGGCCACAGGCCGAGATGACCGAACTTGCGCCGTCCCAGGTGTCGAGACTCCTAGCGGAGTTGAAGGCGCAGATCCCGGCGCTCGAAGCGCAGGCGACGGCCGAGAATCATGGCGGTCCAGATGCCTGACCAGGAACATCTACTTGAGATTCGGAATCCGGCCGGGGACGTGGTCGTGGCTGTGGGCTACGACGGGAGCTGTGAGTTCGGAGACGCCTTCGACGCCGATGAAGCTTCTCGCATTTTCTGGTCCACGCTGGCCTGCTCGAACCGGTGGGTGGTGTTCTCGCCGAAGGAGCGCGAGCTGATCCGGGCGGCCCACAGAGACGCCGGTCAGGGTGGGGAGCATGAATCCGATCCCGTGTTCGAGGGGCTATGGAAGCTCGACCTCCAACAGGACTGTCCAGATGCGTGAAAGGACCGAGCGATGATTCTGCCGTTTCTGACGATCGCGGCGACGGGGATGCTCGCGCAGGAAATGATCGAAAACGGCGCCCGCGCGCCTCAGTGGATCGTGCTGGCGATGCTCTGCTTGGTCGAGCTTTGGTTGCTGTGGCGGGACTTCCACTATGCGTGAAAAGAAGGGGTCCTGATGCCGATCATCATCGAACCCGGCACCGAAGAAGGGATGAGCCTCCCCGAACTGGTCTCGGCCTTCCTCGCAAGAGGCTTCGACTACATGAGCACGGGAGAAGCCGAACTGCTCATCAATGATGCCTACCGGATCGACATCGTCGGTTCGGAGGATTGGCCCTTCCTCGAAGAATCGGCGGAAGGCACTGCTCCTCTCGAACTGCCGAATATCGAATCCCTTGAACTGGTCGTCGATCAGACGCAGGGGCGGAAGCTCGTCCCGTACGACCGGCGCAACCTCACCGACTCCTATCCGAATCTGGAAGGCCAGGGGACGCCGCGCTTCTATTACCTGACCGGCTCGGAACTGAACGTCTATCCCCTGAACACGACGGACACCCTCTTGGTCCGCTACCGGGAATTCGCCCCGCAGTTGACCGGGAGCGCGACGCCGATCATCCCGGCCCGCTTCCACTCGCTGATCATCGACGGAGCAGTCTCACGGGCCTACGAGGGATCGGACGACTACGAACTCGCCCAGAGTGCCGCCAACGTCTTCCAGTCCCGTCTCCAGAAGATGCGCGAAATTCTCCTCGAACGCTTCAGAGACGGTCCCGATCAGTTCATCCAGATCACCGACCCCTTGGCCTTCTAGATGACGATCCGTGGCTATACGTCTTACGCCTTCCAGGGGTTTGGTAAAGGTCTAAACCTCCTCGATAAGCCTGACACGGTGAGTATCGAAGAGTGCATCGACGCGATGAATGTCGTCTTCAACGACCGGGGCGCCATCGAAAGTCGCAACGGCTACGGCAAGCTGACGACCTCTGCCCTGACCAACCGGGTCGACTCGCTCGAACCTTTCTACACGGCCGCCGGGACCAGGCAGATCCTTGCCGGATGCGGGACGAGGCTGGAGGCGATCAGTACGGCCGGAGCCGTTGTCGCGAGCGCCACGGGCCTGACCGGAGGCCCATATGACTTCGCCCGCTTCGGCTCCCCCAATGAAGAGGTCGCGTTCGCAGCGAACGGGCAGGACACGCTCCGCAAATGGACCGGGACCGAATGGAAAACTCCCACGGCCACGGTGGACGGCGAAGCGACCAAAGCGATGCCGAAGGCCAAGTTCCTCTGCGTCCAGAGTCCCGACAACCGCCTCGTCGCAGCAGGCTACGGCACGACCTCGGGAGGTCCCAACGGGACGACCTCGAGCCCTTCGACCGTCTACTTCTCGGAGGACGGCAAACCCGAATCCTGGATGACGGCAGGCACCGCCGAACATCCGAACAACTCGGTCCAGTTGACGCCGGGGGACGGGGAGAAGATCACCGGCTGCATCTCGTGGAAGGAATTCACCTTCGTCTTCAAGGAAACCAAGTTCTTCGTCTTCGGCGGGAACTCGGTCGACGGCGAAGGCAACCCGATCTTCAACTACAGGACGGTCGACAACGGGATCGGCTGCGTGGCCCCACGGACGATCTGCGCGGACCTGAACGGCGTCTACTTCATGAGCCGCGAAGGTGTCTATCGGACCACCGGCCAGAGTCCCGAGCTGATCTCCCGCCAGATCGAACCGATCTGGAAAGGCGATGCCTCCCCGTTCTACACCGGAGGGGTCATCGCCCAAGGCGCCATCACCGAATGCGCCGCCACGATGCATGAAGAACAGCTCTACCTCAGCTTCCCGACCTCGGGAGCAAATGATCGGACGCTGATCTTCGACCCACGCGCCGAATGGTGGACCCAGACGAGTCTTCCGGCCTCGGCGCTCACTTCCTTCCGTGTCGGCTCGCAGGCGGAATTGGTCTTCGGACTTGCCAGCGGCACCAACGACCTCGGGCAGTTCGGCCCCGCCTTCACGACCGACGACGGAGCCGCCATCGGAGAACGTTGGCGCTCGGGTTGGTTCGACCTCGACAGCCCCGACGTAAAGACCCTCGTCCGCTCGAAGATCTGGGGGACCGGGAAAGTCTTCGTCGGACTCAACCACGACTTCTTCAAAGAAGTGCCCACTCTCGACCCGCTCGATCTGTCGACGGCCGCGGGGACCGTCTGGGGCGAATCGACGTGGGGGGGAACGGTCTGGGCCGAACCTCAGGATCTCGTCGCCAAAGAGCGGGTGCGCGCCGTGCGCGGAACGACCTTCTCGGTGATCTTCCAGAACTCCATATCGGGACAGTCGTTCTCGATCCACAGGATCGACCACATGCTTCGTGAGACCCGCAAACCAGCGACGGTGAATGGATAGATGACGATCAATCTGCCCTCGGGCGAAAACACGACCGGCCCCAATCTCTGGAGTGAGGTCTACAACAACGACAAGGCGATCAAGGAAGCAGTCGAAGCCCTACAGAGCGAAGTCGGCGGCCTCCCACTGTCGAAGACCAAGACCTACCCGGCAACCGTCATCGGCGCCGAACAGTCGACTTCCTCGACCACCTTCGTGAGGCTCGCCACTCCGGACGAAGTCACCGGCGTCGTCCTACCTGCCAACGGTCTGATCCGCGTCGGCTATATCGCCATCTGGTCCAGCACGGTTGCGGGTGCGGGGAGGGCGATTCTTGCCGTCAGCACCCTCGGCGCGCTCCCCTCGGCGCAGAACAGCACCACGGAAGCCACCACGAACGGAACCTCGACGACCTATCTGTCGACGCAGTCGGCCTCGACGCCACTCGCCAGTGGAAGAATCTCCACCGAAGCCGTCCCCGTGGCATTCCAGTCGATGGAAATCTTCGCCTCGGCAGGCACCTACAGCGTCGGCGTGAGCTTCGCCGCCACGTCCGGAACCGTCAAAGTCAAGGAACGGAAACTCTGGGTCTCGGTGACGACCTTCTAGCGGGACGCCAGCCGGAAGGTCAACGGTTCAGGAGCGCCTACCGATTTGTAGGTGATCCGGTAGGGGTGAAGGCCCGAGTCGTGACAGTCCGCGACTTCTACGACGACACGGACCCACGGCGTGTCATAGCGAGCCTTGCAGCCGTTCACCCATTCCTGCACGATTTCCCCCATGCGGTCGTAGACGTAGACGTAGACATGGGTTCCACGGCTCGTGCTGACCCAGGTCTTCGGGGCCTTTTTCGCGGTGACCCGGTGCTGCTGGATGAGGTCGGCTCTCGCCGTCCCCGCCAGCAACCCGGCAAGAACAACCCCGATCAATAAGACCCTCTTCACGGAAAGGAGCAAACCACAGTGGCCCTACCCCTGCAAGCCGTCCACGATCCCGCGACCGATCAGAACTTCCGCACCATCGCCAACCAGTTCCCGCTCGCCGTGGTCCCTACGGGCGCGCTCCTCGCCACCGCCGGTAGCTCGGCACCGGCAGGGTTCCTCCTCACCGAAGGGCAGGAAGTCTCTCGGACGACCTACGCGACGCTCTGGCGGGCGATGGGCTCACCGAACACGGGCGACGGGTCGACCACCTTCAACGTCCCCACCTATTCACCCTCGACGGGCAAAGGAATCGTGAAGATCTGATGGCAGTCAAAGCGATCCAGCCCCGCTCGATGAACGGCGGTATCACTGCTCCCAAAAGCGCAGCCAAAGGTCCGACCATCGGTCTCGGCAACAACAACACGATCAACCCGAATCACCCGAACTACGTCCCGAGACCTGCTCCGAAGCCGACTCAGATGCCTGCCGCGGCTCCGGCCCCTGCTTCCCCGAAACCGTATTCCTCTGCACCTTGGGACGCGGCCGAACAGCTTTCAGACGCCGGAGCGGACGCGAAATACAACAACGCGCTCCTGAACGCGCGCTACAAGAAAACTGCCTACGGGCAGGAATACGGGCTCGACCCTGGCTACAACGACTACAAGGCCAATCCCTACTCACGGGCCGCACTTCTCGAACAGACCTTCCAGCGCGCCAACCGAGCCTCAGGCAACTCCCTTGCAGCCGGTGGCCAGCTCTACTCGGGCGCCTCCCAGAACGCGGAAACCTACAACCGCGAACACAAGGGTCAGGAAACGAACGCCCTCGAAGGCTCCTACCGCAAATCGCTCCAGGGCGTCAACGAAGAAGAAGCGGGCGCTCTCACCAACCGCGAAGAAGAAAAAGCCAACGCGAAATGGAAAGCGATCGAAGCTGCGAGCGCCGCGGAACTCGAACCGGACACGGCTCCCGGTGGCGGTGGATCGCAGGCGAACCCCTACGCCGAACAGGCTGGGGGAGTCGTCAAAAAGGTCAAGAACAAGAAGACCGGCAAGTCGACTGTGATCGGCGTAAACGGCGCAAAGAAGGCGAGGTAGGGCATGGCCAAGAACGCGCCGAAAGGCAATCGACCGAACCAGAACAAAGGGCAGAACCCGGCCGCCGCCAAAGGCAAGCCGCAGGGCGCTCCCAAGCAGCCGAAGCAGGGCCGCAACGAATTCGAATACCTGAACCTCCCCGGCAACAAACAGCTCCACAAAGAAACCACCGCTGCCACCAATCTCGCCTATCGCCCGACCGAACGGAGCATCGGCGCCGAAAAGCGCGCCTCCGTCCAGCGGACCAAGAACGAGGGCACGTGGTGGAACGAATACCTCGCTCAGGTCGGTGCCGGTCAGCAGGCCACGAAAGGCGCCTACGAAGCTGCCGCAGGCCAGACCCAGGGGATCATCAATACGGCTGGCGCCGTCGACTCTGCGAACACCGCCGGGATGAACTCGGAAGCTGCCGCCAACGCCGCCGCTCGAGGCCAGAGCGCCACCGCGGCGAACGCAGCGACGACCGGCACCGCCAACGCTGCGCAGGCCACCCGCAACGCAGGGATTGCGTCTCTGGGTGCGAGGACGGCAGGACAGGGCGCCAACGAGTTCGCCTACCTCGGGGAACAGAAACGGATCGGCGCGGGCCAACGCGTCAACGCGATGACCAACCAGGCGAAAAAGACGGCATCGATCGAAGGGGACCGCACCGCCCTACGCAAGGAGCGCGGCGAATACGCGGTCAAGACGCTCGGCCAGAAACAGGCGGAAGCCCGGGAAATCAAGCTGAAGAAACAGGCCTTCGCCCTCGAAAAGCACAGCGCCGCGCAGAGCGCCAAGGCGGAAGCCGAAGCGGCCAAAATCGCCTACACCGAACACCTTGCGGAACAGCGCGAAAGGGGCGAAGAACGTGCCGAAGGACGCACCCAGCAGACGATCGAAAACGAACAGGCTGCGGCGGGGCTGGGCATCAGCAAGAAAAAGCTCACCAACGAAGAAGCGACGGAAAAGTACGAACGGGAACACCCGAACGCCGGGACCCCTGCCGAAAAACGGGAATCCAAAGAGGGTAGGACCAACGCTCTCTCCACGGTCCACGCCTTCATCGCGTCCCACGGGTATCCGGAGTCTCCTGCTGCCCGCGCCGAACTCGAACGGGAAGTGGCCAAGGAAAGCGAAGTCTCACCGGCAGATGCACGCTGGGCGGTCAAGCGCTACCTCGAACGGAACCCGAACACGAAATTCGACGGCCGCCTCTCTCCAGGTCTCTAGATGCCTACCTCTACCCGCTCCACAGGCTACAAAGGGAAACCAAGTACCGAACCGGCCCAGACGACGCCGAAGCCCAAGGCAGTCGTCACGGTCCATCGGGACGGCACCGTCACGGCCAAGGGACCGGGTGCGGCTGCGGCCAAGAAGTCGGCGGAAGCGAGCAGGCCTCGGGTCGAACGAGAGGTTGCGGAAGTCGAAGGCGGGTTCATCGACAATGCCCCTACCGCCGCCGAACGCAAGAAGCACGAACGCGTCGCCTCGAACGAAAACCTCCACGATGGCCTTGGCCTCGCCGACCTCGGTAAGAAGATTCTTCACGGGGTCGAGGCTCAGGACCCGACCTCCTCCATCACCCGCAAGTACGTGGAGGGCGAAGCCAAGAACCTCGCTGACGTGGCGAAGGAAAGCGTCACGCCCGGTAGACAGGCGCGGGGGATCGTCAAGCTTCCGTCCTCCAAGGAAACTCAGGCCGCCCTCACCATCGTCGGAGGGACCACGGGAGGCGCAGAGGCAGGAGCGGGGGAGAAGGCGCTTGCCAAAGCAGCGTCGGAGGCATCGAACGCCGAGACCGCTGCGAAGGCCGGGGCCAAGGTTGTCGCCAAGATCAAGGGCGCCCCGAAACAGATCGCCAAAGACGTGCGCGACTACCCGAAAAAGAAAGTCGCTGCCGTCAAGTCGGCCCCGAGACGGGCCAAGGCCACCGTCGCCCGCGCACCGGAGCTCAAAACCAAAGCCGGTCAGAAAGCCGCTGCCAAGGCGGCAGGCAAGACGACCGTCAAGCACCCTCTGAAAACCGGCGTCCCTGCCGCCGCCGCTCTTCCTCCCGGCGCGGAAATCGAAGGCTTCGACCCGGGCGAGCGTGCCAGAGCTTTCCTCGAGGGCACCGCCGACGCCGTAATCCACCATCCCGGCGAAACGCTCGCCACCACGGGTAAGGGCGCGCTCGGCTTCCTCACGGCACCTGTAGCTCTGGCCGGAGCAGGAGTGGCTTCCGTGAAGGAGGGGAGCACCAAGCCGATCGCCACCGAGGCATCGACCCTCGCCAAGGGCACTCTCGACCTCGGCAAGAAACTCGCCTCGGGCAACGCCAAGCTCGTCGAAGAAACCACCCGCAAGGACACCGGCCTCGTCCCCTTCTTTGGAGTGCCGCACGTAATCAAACGCATCAAGGGCACGGATGCCGTCGAGGGGGCGCGAGCAGGCCTCAGGGACACCGTCGAGGGACGCCGAGCCGCCACGCGGGACTCACGTATCGCGGCGGAGAAAGCCGCTCAGGAGGGCGGAGATTTCGTCCCTCGGAAAAAGGCCCGGAAGGTCCGCCAGTCGGTCGCCGACACGTCACGCCCCGGTGAGAAATACGTCCTTCGCCGCACCGGCAAACTCATCGAGAAACAGCGCTCACGTCATCACGTCTCGCGGGAGGTCGCGCGGATGCAGGAAGAGGGAGCGTTCGCTGGCAAACGAGAGAGCGAGTCTGTCGCCAAGCCCCTGCGGAAATCGAAAGGCACCGACCACTCCCAGCAGAACGACTCCGACGCGCTGGCGGTGATCCTGAAACACGGCCTTCCGCTCGACCACTCGACCTTGGACTTTGCCCGCAGGCTGAAAGAAGGCTACGGCCCGGTGGAGCATGGCGAGATCCCGGCCGGTGTCCATCTCGACCGTCACTCGGTGCAGTGGATCTTGGACCATCCCGAGATGTTCCAGGGCAAGCGGGGGGCGAAGCTGGGCGAGTCCGTGGCGCAGTTCGACCGCCAGTCGAGAGACGTGGCCACTTCGAAGCGACATCAGTACGTCGCCCAGGTCGAGAACCTGATCAACACGATCCGCAAGGAGCGTGGTCAGGACCCGATCCTCCTGCCTGAGGAGAAGATCCTTCCAGAGACCAAGGCCCTTCTCCCGAAACGGGACAAGGAGTGGTCGCGCTCGGAAGCTCTGACCTACGCCAAGGGCCTGAAAGACAAGACCCAGGCGAAAGAGATCCGACAGACCCTCGACGGCCTGATGAAGCCGCCCGAGCATGGTGGGGCGGAGGGTGGGATCTCCACGACGCAGGCAGATGCCTACACGCCCGAGATGGAGCGCGAGTTCGTCCAGCAGGCGGCGAAGGCAGGCAAGGAGGTCGGCCTCCGCGAGCCATCCCCCTACGTCGCGAACAAGGTCCCCAAGGGATTGAAAGGCGAGGACAAGGCGCCTGACTTCGGTGCTGAACTTCCACTCCGGAAGATCTGGCCCTCACGCGGCATCGCGGCGAAATCAGGCAACGCACAGTCGGACTTCGAGCACCTGATCCACTCGTCAATCGAGGCGCCTCGTCAGCGCAAAGCGGTGGTCAAAGGGCTGAACCGCGTCTTCGACCAGTCGAGTCGGGAGATCGAAGGGCACCGGTACCTGACCGAGAAGCAGGTCGAGCACGCGATCAACACCCACAAGGTTCCCGAGGGCACGATCTTCCTCCGCACCCAGGCTCTTAAATCGGTGCTGGAAGGTGAGCACACCTTGGACTCGGACGCCTTCCGCCGCAGGCTCGAAGGGGAAATCGAGCACGGGCAGGCACTCGCATCGGGGGATCAACTCGCGAGCGAGATGCACGATCTGAAAGGCGCCAAGGGGGAAAAGTTCGCCCCGATGGACGCCGCGGCGATCGGCGAGTTGATGGGCCACCTACAGCCGCTCGGCAAGGTGACGACCTTCATGGCGCACGGGACCAACCTCGCCACCCGCACCATCCTGAACTCTCCGGCCTTCGCCGCGATCCAGATCCCGCAGGAGGGGCTGCCTCTGGCTGCCGCGCTCGGCGCCAACGTCGTCCATATCCCCGGCGCGATCAAGAATCTGGGCGAGATCGCGAAACTCCCAGCAGAGGACCAGGCGGCTATCAAGGCGGTGGGCGGTTCGTCGGTGGGTGTACTCGGTGCGCCGTCGATCAAGGCTCTTCGCGCAGACGGCTACATGGACCCGGTCAGGGCAGCGGGTGGGACGCCTGCATGGCGCCACGCGTGGAACCTCGTCAACGGCAACACGCTCGGCAAATTCGACCGTGCTCGAGCCGGGCTCTTCCGAGAGGTAGCGGCGGACGCGAAAGTCCAAGGCGATCTCCGCAAAGCCTCCAAAGGATTCGCCAAATGGCGGATGGGGGCGAACAACCTCTTCAAGGGCGAGCAGGACGCCGTCGAGGCGATGAAAGGGATGAACCGGGCCGAACGGATGGCCTACGTCGCCAAAGACCCGAAACTCGGCGACAAACTCATGCGGGCCATGAACGACATGGCGGGCAACTGGAACAGCTTCACCGTCTTCGAGAAACACTTCGCGCCGCTGACGGTCTTCTACCCCTTCCAGCGCTACTCGGTCCTGTGGATGCTCTACCACTTCCCGCTGGATCATCCGGTGGTCGCCACGGCACTCGCCGCGATGGGTCAGGTGAACGCGCAGGAGCTTCGGGGCATCGCCAAAGAAAAAGGAGCCGAACCGAGCATCCTCGACTACACGATGCCTGTCCTGAACACCGGCGATGGGAAGAAGACCGTCCTGCCAGCAGGCCAGCGGATCTTCCCCGGCCTCTCGACCCTCCAGCAGGCCGCCGTCACCGGCAACCCCGCGCAGTTGATCGGAGAGGCTTCTCCGCCCCTGGCAATCGCCATCGAAGCCGCCACGGGGAAAAACGCCTACACCGGATTGGACACTGGGGAAAACGGCTGGATCTACATGCTGCGTCAGGGAGCCAACCTCTCGCCCTTCGGCCGCTTCGTCGGCATCCCCGATCTCGGCAAGACCCAGACCGCCACGTCAAAAGCCTTCGAAGCCGAAGACCCGCTTAAGAAATACCGCTCCACCATCGACCCTTTCATCGGTCAGACCGCAGGTCAGTACGCAGGGGTCAAGAAACTCGAAAAAGAAGAGACCACCGCCCACGACCCGCGCAAAGCGGTCCCCGGTCCCTTCGACATGCCAAACGTCCAGAAACTCCTCTACGGCGGGAGGGACGGAGGACCTGAACCGAAGATCCTCCCGCAGGTACTAGGAGAAATCCACGAAGGCGAACGGGCCAAGGGCTTCCTCAAAGGCAAGACGCAGCCCTTCTACGGGGAAGAGAAGCCGTTCAGCGAACTCCAGGACGAACTTCTGAAGGCGGTCGAAGGCGCTTGGGAAACCGGACCTAACGGCCAGAAGAAATCCTCGGGTCAGTACGGGTCCGGAGAAGGCCAATACAGCGCGGGACCCGGGCAATATTCCAAAGGATCGGGCCAGTACAGCGCCGGTGTGGGGCAGTACGGCGGCTGATGGAGGCCGTCAGCGTAGATATGATGAGGGGAATAAATGGGGCCGCGACGGTGGAACGTCCGGCCCCCGGACAAGAGGAGTTGAGCCTCATGCCAGACGTAGCCTACAAGCGGTGCTCGAAATGCGAGTCCACCAAGCCGACGATCGAGTTTTCTCGTCAAGCGCGAGCGAGCGACGGTCTGAGCGCCCACTGCAAAGCCTGTGTCAGGGCGACTTCTCGGGCTTGGTATCGAGCTAACCGGGAGCGCCATCGCGCGAGCGCACGCCTCTGGGAAATCGAAAACGCGGACAAGGTCGCCGAAGCTCGCCAGCGTTCGAAGGAACGTAACCCGGAGGCTGATTCCGAGAACAGTCGCCGACAGCGACTGCGGCATCCTGAGAAAGCCAAAGCACGCCGCGCCGTAAGTCACGCGGTGCAACGCGGGAAGATTTGCAAGCCTGAAATTTGCGAACGCTGCGAAAAGCGCGTGGAGAGTCCGGTAAATATGCACGCCCACCATCACGACTACTCCAAGCCGCTTGAGGTCGAGTGGCTGTGCCGCAACTGCCACGTAGATAGGCACACGTGATGGAGGCAGCTTCGGCGATAGACATCCGCCTCCGTAACCACGAAGACCGGATCACCGCCAACCACGACTCCCTCGCCAAGCTCCGCGATACCTCCAGCCGCCACGAGACCGAAATCTCGGTCATGCGAACCGAGCTACGGGAAACCCGGGAGGACCTTCAGAACATCCAGAACGAGCTGAGCTGGGTGAAGCGCGGGATGTGGGCGGCGGCCGGGAGCTTCCTTCTCTTCTTCGTCGCCGCCGCAACCCTCCTCCTGAGTCTGAGCGGGCAAGGCTGATGGACCGCGTCCAGTTCGGGCCCGTCAAAGGTCTTCGCATCGCCATAGCGGCCTTCACGCTCAGCCTCATCCTTCTCCTCGCGGTCCTGGGGTTCGGTGCCTACCTCGTCGCCACCCAGTCGCAGAACACCGCCAACTTCTCGGCCGAACTCCGCGAAGGGCTGGTCAACAACTGCCTGACTAACGGCAACCCCCTGCGGGTGGTCCTGATCGAAGAACAGGAAGCGGCGATCCAGAATCCCCGCGACCCTCGCATCCACAAGCTCTTCCCAGATGCACCCATTGCACTCGCCGAACAGGTGATCCGCGAAGGCAACCGCGAGCACCGCGAACGGATCAAGAAATTGCAGCCCGTCGCCTGCCGCTCCGCGTACCCACCCAAGCCCTAGTTCGGGGCCATATGAAAGGACGGTCCGCCAGTGGCGACCGCAACGAAAGCTGCCCGTAAACCGGCGGCGAAGAAAGCCCCTGTCAGCAAAGTCAAGGGCAAGAACACGACCGGCCGCGCCGGGGTGCTGACCCGTCTACGGCGTGGAGAGACGCTGACGAAGCGCCTCATGGGCGAGCGTCTCATCTACTCCTACGGGGGCGGACGGGTCGGCGGCCATATCACCCAGCCGGTAGCGGGCCAGAAGTGGACCGACTGCTCAGGCTTCGCGACCTACCTCCTCGACGCGATGGGGGTGAAGCTGAAGAACGACGCCGGGTCGACCTGGAGCCTCGCCGAAGAAGGAGAGGCAGGAGTCGGGGAGTTCTTCACGTTGTTCATCAAGAACGCTTCGGCCCTCGGAGACGAACATGTCATCTGCCGGATGCGTAAACGGCCTCGTCCCTGGCACTTCGGCAAGACCAAGTTCCGCTGGGTCGAGTGCGGAGGGACGGACAACACGACTCCCGGCGGAGGGCCTTGCTTCTTCACGCCCGGCGTCGGCATGGGCCTGACGCCTGAGCAGCGGACCGCCGAATTCCCGATCAGGCGTCACTTCCCCGAGCTGGAGGTCTGATGAACAAGGCGAAGGTAGAAAACGTCAACCGGACCACTGCATCAGCGGCCACTGCAGGCGCGGCACTGGGAGGTCTCGTCGCATGGGGCCTTTCCCTCATCCACGGCGTGACCGTCCCAGTCGAGGTCGGCGCGGCCTGTTCAACGCTGGGGGCTTTCGCCTTCGGCCTGATCTTCCCGGGAGATTGATATGCCCACGCTGACCATCGAGGACATGACGAACGACGAACTATTGGAGGTCGTGAAGGACTTCTACGCGACCGACTCCGTACGTCTCGGAGCCGCCTGCGAGCTGATCGCCCGTCTCTACTCGAAAGGCAAGTAGATGGGCCTCCTCTGGATTCTCATCGTCATCGTGGTCATCCTGCTGATCGTGTTCTTAGTCCGCAGGGTCTGATGCTCCACGTCCTACACCACCGGGACCTGTTGCTCCTGATCGTCTCTCACGTCCTGCGGTAGAACGACAAACGGCCCCGAAAGGGCCGCAGTCGCTAAACGGGACTCGTCGGGAAACTGGCCCCGTCAAGTTTTGAGGAGCCAGCCTGCGGACTCGGCAGTACGGAGCATGCGCCTGGTGCAGTCACGACACCTGACGCCTTTCTCCGTTCGCGACCCGGCTTCCTTGGCGCTGACCTCGCGGCCACATTTACGGCATTTCAGCTTCGTGTCCATCTGAGGTTTCCCCTCTCAGTCGGATTGAGTGAACCAACACATTCTATCGTCCGTGTCAATCGAGCCGTCCTGCGGTAGACGGATAATCAACGGGTGCCGCGGGCTGAATTCCTTGTAGCTGGACATGCGGCCCCGAAGGGAAGTCGCAAGTACTTCGGTAACGGCCGCTCCGCCGAGATGAGCAAGCGTTGCGGCCCTTGGGTAGAACGGGTCGCCTTCGCGGCCGTCGCGCAGGGACTTCCCACGCTGGAGCCTCCCTACGAAGTCGAGCTTCACTTCTCGATGCCCGAACCGAAGAAGCCGAAATATCTCTGGCCCGTCTCGGACGGAGATCTCGACAAGCTTGTGCGCGCCTGTCTCGACGGCCTCCAGCAGGGAGAACTCATCGTGGACGACAAGCACGTCACCCGCATCACCACGGAAAAGAAGTTCGGCACCCCGCACGTCGCCGTGATAGTCCTTTAGCGGGGTCCATCCCCTTGCCGCCCCCTGAGCCGTCGTCACTTCATTGTGGCGGCGGCTTTTTCTTTGCCCTATTTCAGAACCAGATAGAGAAGGGCGATCACGGGTGCCATCACGAAGCAGACGAGGAAGAGGCCGAGGAGCGCTTCAGGCCCGACCTTCCAGTTGCGAGCTAGATGGTCGCTGAGGTCGTCCCATTCGTCGCGTAGCCACCGCATCAGAAGCTTTCGTTGAAGCATTCGATGCCGTCTTCATTGAAGCTCGCCCGCTGTTCGTTCGGCCATTCGATGAGGCTGATTTTGAAGTAGCAGGTGCGGAGATGGGCGTTGTGGGCGTATTCCTGCAAGGCGTAACACCGCACCTTCCGCTTGCCGAGCTTGTAGCAGTGGTAGACCTGCCAGCCGAGGCAGCGGAATCCTCCCTGCCGGGCTTCAGCGGAGTTGCAATCTTCCTCCACGTATTTCTTGATCTGGCGAACCGCCCAGCCTCCGTCGATGGCCGCCTGCGCCGTGGTGCTCAACGCGAACATCGCCAACAGCGAGACCGCCAAGACCTTGAGCTTCATCGATTCCCCCCGAGTGGTTTACGGGCGCCATCCTAAGCGCTCGGGCCAGGACGCTCGTAAATAGCGCGGTTCCTTTACCCATCCGTCCAAGCGTCTACTCCTGATTCCGTAGGTCGGTACGATTGCCACAGTCGAGCAAGGGAGGGGCTATGTCGGCAGACGAAGCAGAGATCTTGGCGGCGGTCCTGGCTGCGACAAGGCAGGCCGCTATCGGTCTTGAAGTTTCCTCTCCTTGGAAGTCTGCTTGCCGGGAGATTTCTTCTGCGATTTCTGCTTCGCTCGAGAGGCAGCGTTCTTCGCCCGTCGCGCCTCCCCAAGGTCTGCTGCGCGGTCGCGAAAGCGAGAACCTGGAACGAGCATCGTCCACTCCTCGTCAGCGAACCATCCCGGTGGCACTCCCAGCTCGCGCTCAAGCGCCAAGACCGTAGCCGAGTCCGGCTCCGGAACAAGCGGGTCGCTTTCCCGACCCATCCGCTCGGCGTGATGGACGGGCAGATCCTTATACGGCGCCAGTAGCTCTTTGGCATCCGTCAGTTCCATCCCGTAGAGGGCGAGGCCCGCCACGAGGCGGCGTCTGAACTCGACCTTAGAGAGAGGCATGGCTCGTTAACTACCACGGCAGCGGGTGACTCTGGTTGACGCCGCTTGAAAGGACTTGACACGGCTTGAAGCCGCCGCTACGGTGTTGACGTGGCTTCAATGACCTTGACGGGACATCGATTGAAAGTCCTCCGCTACGAACGGGGGATGAGTCCGGAGCAGCTTGGCATCCGGGTCGGCGTCAGCGGGAGAACGATCCGCCGCGTCGAGGAAGGGCACCGCGCGACGGTCCGGACGATGTTCCTGATCGCGAAGGAGTTCGAGTGCCCCGTGGGAGAGCTATGGCCGATCGGCTGAAGCTTCGCGAACTGCGCTTCAACGCCGGGCTCTCGCCGGAGCAGCTCGGCATCAAGGCCGAAGTCTCGGGTCGCACGGTCCGTCGACTTGAGGAAGGCCAGATGCCGACCCCTCGAGTCGCCAAGAAGCTGGCCGACCACTTCAAGGTCGCCGCATCCGATCTCTTCCCGATCCAAGACGACGAGCTCGTCGAAGTCGGCCGGGTGAGGAAGCGCTGATGGTCCTGATCGCAGGAGTAGCCCTCTTCGCATTCGTCCTCGGCTACGTGCTGGCCACGTCTCTCGGGGACGCATCCCAGCAAGACCTTCAACAGGAAAACGCCCACCTCTACATCGAAAACGAGCAATTGAAACGGAGCCATCGATGAACTCGATTCCACTTTTGATCATCGGTGCGCCTTGTGTGCTCGCGGTGATCGCCTTCAAGAAAGCCCAGAAGGACGAAGACGACAACACGGGAGATCGCAAGCCTGACTGGCAGTGGCCGAAGAAATGGCATCCGCCGGTAGCGAAGACGGGTGCGAAATGAAGCGCTGCACCGCCGAGAAGAACGGTCACCGCTGTCACAACCGAGCCGGTCACCCACAGCCTCACTTCGCAGTGATCATCCCGAACAAATACGTCTGCTGGGAGAACCGCTGATGGACTCCCTCGATCGCCTCAACAAGTTCTACGACGAAATCCTCGGCAAGCCCCTCATCGGTGGCAACCCCGTCACCGCAGAAGAGCAGCTTCAACCTCCGCCGCCGCCGTCATTGGAGGCCCTTGAGGGATGGGTACGCCGTCCAAGCGGCAGTACGTCTCTGAGCTCGGAGACGTACTGCCGCTTGGACGCTTCCTTGGAGAACATCGAAGAGGTCCGGCGGTCCGAACGATGAGCCTGCCCGAAACCAAAGATTGGAAGGTTCTCGACTGCCGCCCCGGCAAGACGGAACCGAATCCGCACGGCGGCGAGTTCCAGAAGTTCTATGTCGACTTCGAAGGGTCGGATGACACTTACTGGCGACGCAACGCTGGGGATCACCCCGAGACGGGAAAGACCTACTACGGGACGATCTCCGAAGGCAACTACGGGCCGATGTTCAAGAAAGAGAAGAAGCCGGACGGCGGCTACACGGGCTCTTCTGAAACCTCAACGAAGAGTTCTGGTGAGTATCAGCGCCCCAAGACGCCCCAGGACCAGGCCGAAATTCGTAGGCAGCACTCGCAGCAGGTAGCGATCGAACTCTGCCGAGAGATTGGCGTGTTTGAGCCGCACCACGTTGAGTCGGCGGAAACCGAACTTCGCAAATGGGCCGACTTCTTCGACGCCGACGCCATAGCAGCAGGCCAGAAGGCCTCAAGTGGAGTTGACGGGAACGACCAAGGTGTCAAGGAAAACCCGATCGACTTGACGGCCGCCGAAATGGATTTCACCGGGGCACGCACGGAGGAACCGAAACCTCCGACCTCTCTCAACTTCGACAAGAGCGAGCTAGCTGACGACTCACATCAGTGGATCGAAAGCCTCTTGGTCGTCGCCGGAGCTGGGAGCGCCGCCCGGGAGCTTGCCCTGTACGCCGTCAACAAACTCCGCCCCGACCAACTGAAGACGCTGGAAGGCGAACTCAACGACCCCGAACAAAGCCGGAAGGTCGAAGGGCTCAAGCGGGTCGAAGCGAGCTACGAGAAAGCCGAAGGCCACCCGGTGCCGGTCGCTCCTGTCGCCGAGGACGACATCCCCTTCTGATGGCCCGCTTCTTCGCCCACCTTCCCGCCGCCGAATGGGGCTTC